GTTGGACTAGTTGCGAAGGTTGGTGCTTGACGTGGAGTGAGATTGTGTTCACGTTCGTAGTCAGACATTGTCTTTGCGGAAGGAGGAATGATATCAGGAGAGTTGATGAAATGAGCGTAGTTCCATTTCGGATCGTAGCGAAGAGGGCCAAGATAAGAATCAAATCGAGAACGGACTTCATTCAGAGACGGAAACTCGGGGAGAGTTTCAGAGTGTATTGCAGCTGGAGCAGCGTCAGAGTCGTCACGGAAGACGTTTCTGAGTAGATCAAGATAGTTTCGTTCATTGTACTTGTAGAATGGAGAGTACATTGTATAAACGTCCTTGCAAAAAGCATGGAATTTGGGGTCTTGTCCACAGGCAGCGTAAGCTAGGCCAATAGCACGGGATGACATTGTCTCAGGTCGTAACTTGTGTTCGGGATAACATAGTTGAACAACTAGTTTATCGATTGAACGTTTAGGCCGGCCAAAATTGCACTGATAACCGAGAGTTTCGATTTTAGAGCGGAGGGTAGTAATGACAGACTTGGTCTTAGATAGGACCATGTTGTAACGAGAGAGAGCATAGGATTCAAGGAATATAAGCGTAGGAAGTGAAGTTGGTTGTCCATTTTGTCATAGAGCTTGTGTTCAGTGAGATCGGGGTAGTCGGGATATTCATATGTGGGTTGATAACCATGATTGATGACAATTAAAGAGCGAAGGAAATCGGTAAAAAAGATGTCGGTTATAACACGAGGGACGCGTTGATCGAAGCCAGACCAATCTATTGTGAAGAAGGTCGCGTATGATTGTGCGAGACGATCGAGGTAGCAGTTGGAGCCACGGATAGTTTCTAAGTCATACATAATGCAGCACGAGGGCTTGCGGGCTTGGACAGTGAGTGGAAAAGTAAGCATAAGTTCCATAATGATGAAGAGGTCATCAACAGCATAAACGGGACGAACTTTAAGAGTTCCAGAACGGTCAGAGATATGATTGCGAGTGAAAAGGAGAGTAGGATAGTCGTTAAAGAAATCGGAATGTTGAGAAATATATGTTCTGATATCTTCGTCAGATAGGTCTTTGTCTTCAGGAGCAAACTTGAGGTTGAAAGGGGCGCCTGTTTCTTTGATCTTGTGGATCAGGGTACGAGCGTTTTCGTAAGTTGCG